ACCTGCGCCTGCCATGTCTCTCCTTAGTAGCTCAGCACGTCTGAGTCAAGTATACCGCTAACTGCGCTGTCTAACACGAAGCCAGCCAATAAAGGCTCAGAAGTGAATAGGGTTGTCATCCAAGATGACTTGGTAATATCGTGATGGATAGCGTTGACAAGGCTTGGCTGTGTCACGCTGGTCGTTCCCGGCATCGTCTTTGTGACTGTAATGCCATCAAGCAAATCTATGTCTACGCCTGCTAAAGGCTTATTTGGGTTAGCATCGTCATACAGGTTCAGCTGGATGCTATCGATGCGCACTTCAGGATCTTTACGGGTAGCCAATATGCCCTTAGCCTGATTAAGGCTTTCGGTATCAGTCTGGACAAGGATGCCGTCACGGATGCCTGAGTGAAGGAAGAAGGTGTCGATGCTTGTCTGGTCATAGACGTTCTGGGCTGTACCGCCTGAGCGTGTCACAGTTACGTCATTGATGAGCGTAGTATCGTCATAGGCCACGACTGCGTTCTGGTAACTAATATCTGTGCCATCGTCATTAAAGTCATAGAGGCTTGTGGCTGGTCTGGTGATCAAAGAGTCACGATCAACAAAAACCACACGGCTTTGACCATCAACAAAGATGCCGCCAAACTCGCTGTTCTCAACGGTTTGTAAAGCCTCTAAAACGTTTCTAGACGTGCCGGGGTCGGCTTGTAGGGTTGAATTGCCACTATCAATGTCACGAAGGCTTACAGGCCATTCTACGGCGTCTAAAAGGGCATCTACACGCGCTCCTGATAGTTGGCCTGCACCTGCTCCTGTGACCGTGCTAATAGCCGAACCTGCAAGCAGTTTGAAGGCATCCACACACTTAAGGCTGACAGTAGACACATCCTCATTGCCTTGTCTGAAGCCCGTGTCATAGTTGGTAATAAAACCGCTAAACAGGTAATAATCAACGCCTAAATAGGTTGCGTAAATAATGATCTGACGCAATGGCACTAGATTGGGATAATACGCCCCTGCTGGGTTCATGGGATTCCAGTCGCCATTTTGATCGTATAGCACGACTTCTGCGCTGCCGAACTCAAACTTGCTTGTGATGCGGTTACGGCCTCGGCGAATGTTTACTCGTGTCACTAGGTCAGTAACTTCTACTGGCAGTGTTCCCGAGCCTAATCGATTAGTTCCAAGTATGCCTTTAGTCGCTGAGTCAAGAATCAAAGGGTTGGTTTCAAAAGCGGTTTCGCTATCGAAATCAACAAAAACTCGAATTGTGGGTGCTGGCATTAGATTGCCAAACTGCTAAATCGCGTACTCTTACCAGAACGCTGGTAGTTGTATTGAATGTCGGTAATGACTTCAGCAAGATCTTCAGCAGCAGTTACTGATCCTTCAACGGTGACGTAAATGTTATTTACTGGAACAGCTGAACCATAAGCCGCCATGACCGATTCTTCGAAGGTAAAACTGGCCTCTGCAAGCGCATCTGAAGCTGCTTTGGCTGCTGCTTCTGCTGCCAATAATTCTGTCACTTGTTGTGCTTGAGCCGCCTCTGCTGCGGCATTTGCAGCCTCTTGTGCTGCCGCTGCTGCTAACAATGCTGCTGCTGCTTCTTCTTGCATTAATGCGGCTGCTGCTGCTTCGGCTGCTGCTCGTGCCGCTTCTTCTGCTGCAATTTTTTCTGCTTGTGATTTAGCTGCTGCGATGGCTGCTGCTGCTGCGGCTGCGGCTTCTGCCGCTGCTGCGGCTGCCGCTTGTGCCTTAGCAATTTCAGCGTAAGCGTCACCTGCGGCCTCTGAAGCAGATGCGCTGGCTGCGGTCGATGCGGCTGCGGCTGCTGGACTTGTTGCCGCTGCTACCGCTGCTGCTGCCGAACTTGGTGATCGGGGAATGACTATCGGCGCGAATTGGAAATTAGACAAAAAGTCAACAACAATTTTCTTCTGTGCAATGGCTGTAAGTTGCAACATAACGCCGTTAAGCGTTTTACCCCATTCGCTAAATGGGTCATTGGCTTGTGGAAACTCGGTTAATTGCTGCGCTAGTTTGGCGTTTTCATCTTGGATTTGCTTTAACTTAACTAGCAATTGTTCTGTCTTGTCAACATTTTCATCCGCAATGGCTTTCATTAACTCAAGGCGGATGCGTTCTTCTTCGGTGATTTTACCTTGCAAAGCAGCTTCAATTTGAATCTTCTCAAGGTCAAATATGGCCTTTGCTTTGGTCAACGCAATTTGATTCTTCTTTTCTTTTTCAGCAAGTTTAGCTGCTGCTGCGCGTTCTTTACGAATCTTCTCTGTTTGTCTAGCCTCTGTTGCCAAATACTTGGCACGTTCGCGCAATTGTGTGCGAGCCTTAGCAGGATCTTCCCTAAACATGGCATCCATGTCACGGCGGAACTCAGCCAATTGATCTTTAGATGAGAACAATCCTTGCTTCCAGAAACGCTGGAAGTAAGCAACGCTGGTTGCTGCAAATCGGAAAGCATCGCCTACCTTTTCGCCTGCACTAGCAATCAGTTCTAAGCCTCTGTCATAGTTGCCGCCACCTAGGGCTTCTAAAGCATCAACAACGCCTTTACCAATTGCTTCCGCGGCATCTCCCAACGCAATGTTTAAGCGTGTGATTTTGGCTTGGTATGTGTCTGCTGCTGCGGCTGATTGACCGGAGAACTGATCTTGTAATACTCGAACCGATTCAGCAAATCCCATTGCCTTGAGTTCAGCCATTGTGTAAGCGTTTTGTATCTTGCCTAGAGATGAGAAATTGCCATTGTAGGCACGAGTAAGTGCATTAGTTACAGAACCTAAATCTGCACCCGTACCTGCCGAAATGTCTAAGGCTACGTTGAGAAGTTCCTGAGCCTTGGCTGTATCAAGGGTTGCATTAGCCAAATTGCGAAAGGCCGGAAATAAATCTTCTTTGACAACAGCCGTTGTTTTTTCTAGGTTTTCTAAATATGTAACAATGCTAGGTGCTTCAAATCTAAATCCAAGATTGTCAAGCGACTTAGTTAGGTTTGTTATCGCTGCATCGTTTTCAGCAAATGCTTTTACGGATTGCTTAAGTGCCGTGTATCCCACTAAAGCAGTAAATGTGCGCCGTGCGGAACGACGTAGACGATCAAAGTTTTTAGTAAGGTCTACTGTTGCTTTTTCGGCTTGAACAAAACCTTTTTTCTGGAACTCGCCAATTATATTGACTTTGATATCGCTCACGCTGCCACCTTGCTTCTATCTGCCGCTACGCGCGCATTAAACTGTCTTTCTGCGTTGCTGATTGCTTTCATAATGGCATCCAAAGCTTTGCCTTGATTATCGGCATATGCGGCAAATAACAAGCGACCAGTAGTTTTTCTATCGCTGCCTTTATAGCTGCGTAATGCGCCTACTTGATTACTGAGCGTTGTATTAAACATAGCCCCAGCATTGGGGTTGTTGGACTGACTGCGCGGACTGCCACTAGGGTTTGCCCGGCCTGCTGTTTCAACAATTGCGCCAATAGCCGACTTATTGAATAGGGTAAACAATGACACAAAGCCAATACGATTGCGACGCTGACGACCAATTGAATATGTCAAGCCTCGTCGTATTAGAGTTGGGTTATATGCAGGAAAAGCGCGTTCACGGCTCGTGCGTGATGTTCGTTCAATTCCCATGTCTGACCAATTGTAAAGTCTTGTGCTATCGGGCACTCTCGAACGAGCATCCTTGATGACATCTTTCATCGCAGTGCGAATCTCGTTGTTCATCTGCTTTTGTAAATCAGGCGCGTAGTTTTTCAGGGCTTTTCTAAGCCCGACGATTCCCTCGACCACGACTGGCATTTTTTCTATCTTCCGCCTGTTTCTTTAGCACTTCATAGAACGCTTTGAGTAAATCTCGATCCATGTTGATGAACTCGCTAGGCGCGATTCCCGTATTTACCGATAATTGTGCTATTCGGTATGTCCAAGAATCACGCGTTAGCCATTTGGGGAGTCATCCCCCAAAACCTCAACAGCCTTCAAGGTTTCAAGGAACTTATCCCCAAATGGTTTGACATCTGAAGCATCTGCTCGACGCAGACATTCCCATGCAAGCCAATAAATATCTGATTGCTTTTGATCTTCTCTGAAAGCCTTGTAAAAGCCTTTCTTAGCGTATTGCTCAAAAGCGTATTCGATAGCTGGAGTAATCTCGTGAGAAGACTCCGTGCCGTCTGCCCTAACTACTTTTAGACTTGCCATGCCCATTTCTCCTTATTTAGAACGTTCCCGCTGCGTTAACGGTGAGCTTGGAGTTTAGCGTAAAGGTGATGTCCTGTACGGCCATGTCTCCGGTTGCGCCATTTAGAGGGGTTAGATTGTTCACAAGCACATCAAATTCATAAACCGGATTCGCAGCTGAAACTGCTGTGCCCTTTTCCTGAATAGCCTTACATGCAACGGTTGTGCCGAAAGCTCCATTGAGAGTCTGAAGAACGCTTGTGGTTGCGGTGTCATTGAGGAATGAGACGGTTAGAGAACCGGACTCAAGACCCTTGACGAACTTGTGTGCTGTGTCACCCATTGCTGTAACTTCGAGCTCATCAGCTGCGTAGTTAAGGGTGATTGAAGTAACGTGGTCGCTAAGGTCAACGGCATTGATCTTAAGACCGACTTTATTATTTAAGAAAATAGCCATTAACTATTCCTCATCTTTCTTAGCGGTTGGTTTTGGTTTTGCGGGCTCTACCTGACCGATCTTGGCAAGAAAAGCCTCGCGCTCATTGTCATTATCAGCCATGTTTAGCTCCAATCTGAGAGTACGCTGATTGATACTTCACCGGACAATAGATCTCCTACCGTTCCGGTCAAGACTGCGGGTGCACTAAATGTGCCTATTGTATAAGCGAGCGATGACGCTTCTAGCTTATTCACTATGTTCAAATAGAAATCTTCAATGTTTGTTAGGTTGCCTTGGTTGTCAAACATAGGTGCAAGCACAACGAGTTTAAAATTAGCCTTTGGCTTCACCGTTTTGTAATGGTCGTTGCTTGGCTCAATGTATGGATCTCCCGGCTGCACAACAATGCTGTTAGCAAGGGGTGAGGCAGGTGGGAAGGAAAACACCTGCCACACCGCATTATCAGCTAGTGCAGTCGCGATTGTTCCCCGTAGGGTTGTTATTGCGCTCACCCTACTAGACCGCCCGGTGCTAGATGATCCGCAAGTAAGCCTCTAACGCGAGCCATGAGCGTATTACCCATGCGATACGGTGATGGTTGAAAATCAGGTGATATGCCGCCAGCGTTTGACGCTTGACGTGCCTGCCAAATATCAATTGCAATCATTAATGTTGCTTGATTGACTTCAGGCAATGTTTCGTAATCAATATGCGTAATGCCATAAACTTTGCCGTAGGGAACAAGTAAATTATATGCTTCGGCAGTCGCGTTATTAATCGTGTATTTAACAAAAAAAGTGCCAATTGCCGTTACGGTTTTAGATCCATTATATTTAGCACCTGCGTTTTCAACGGTAATCGTCTGACCGACAATAAAATCATGTGGAACGCTTGTATAAATTGTTGCAACGCTTGTGGTCGACTCATGCGCCACGATTGCATAATCATTGAACCAAAGTTTTGATTTAACAATGTTTTCTGCTGCCTGGCAAACTTCCTCAACAACTGCTGACGAATAGAGATTGCCGATACCAAGCGCGGAACGCAATTCAGCTTCGGTAACGTATGTGGCTGCCATCTCTATCCTTTCTGTGGGTTAATCCCGGCGCAAGGGCTGTGCGCCGGGATCAACATTAACTACTTACCTATCAGGTTAGGTTAAAGCGACGAACGCCGCCGGCAACAAGAACACCACAAGCCAAATAGCCATAGAGTGATGTTTCGATTTCGCCGGAAACTGGAACGTTGGTGCTTAGACGTAGAACTGGTGATTCGTAAATTGCAACAGATGATGGAACTACGATAAACGCAGATTCATCAATTGTTGTTGCGACAGCGTTTGGATCAACATAAAGGTCAAGACCCAAAACGTTTCCACGAAGTGAAGATGGTGTTGCAGATCCGCCTGCATTGTAAGGCTGCGCTGCTGAATAGATTGGACGACCTGTTGTATCGGTTGCTCCCATGAGTAGACCCCATTGAGAAGTACCGGCAATGTAACGGGTTGCAAGTTCTCCTGTTGCAGCGTATGCGGCTGGTGTTTCTGTTGAAACGTAGGAGATAATGCCTGCGGATGTTGCTGCAACTGCTGTTGCTTGCGTTCCGCCTGCTGTAAGTGCTGCGATAACTGCTGCATCGGTTGCCTTGTTGTATGCGCGCTGCATGTTATCGAGCATTGCTTGAAAGAATGAAGGGTCGCTGCGTTCTAGCAATTCGACCGAGTAACGCTGCAATCCAGCATACTTCTTGACAGTCAAATTGACATAGGAGCTGACAATGCCAGTTTCAGATGGTGCGCCACCTTCGGCAGTTTCTGCAACGGTTCCAGATGTCGTAATCTTTGGAACGCTTACGGTCATGCCTGCGGCAGGAATTGCGCGTGATCCGATTGCATCGATTGCTGGACGTGCACCAATAAGTGTGTCAACAACGGTGCTGACATACTGAACTGGTGAGAACGCTGGGTTGGTTGTGAATGAATCATCGGCTGCTGTCAGTGCCTTTGCAGCTTGTGCGTCAGCGTGCATTACCCATTCTGCTGAATCGGTATTGCCGAGTTTTGCCTTGATTGAGTGCTCAAGATATTGAGCTTTGGTCTTGATTGGTGAACGTGGCTCTGTGTAAAAAGATGCACTAATCGTTGGACGTGCGGCTTCTACTGGAGCAACCTCTACCGGTGTAACTGTTGGCTCTGGAGTGTTCTCCACGATAGCCTCACTTTCCGTAATTGGTTGGTTTGTTTCTTCCGCTTCGCTTTCGCTTGCGGCAACTTTAGTAACGTTTGCATTTGTAAACGCGGGTGATTCGACAAGGCTGACCTCTTTGAGAACGGCAGCCGTGACTTCGATGTGGTTTTTCTTGCGCTTTGATGAAATAACTTCAACGCCGACTGACAATCCGTCAACTAAACCTTCGCTTGCAAGAATAAGCGCATCGGATCCTTGTTGGCTAGAACTCATCTTAAATTGTGCATAGATTCCATCTTCGGTGACTTGGAACTTTTGCATACGACCAATTGGCTTGTCGTTTTTGTGTTGAAATAACATTTTGATTTTGCCGGGTGTTTCGATGCTAATCGAATCTTTGGCAAATACAACTGCGCCTGCGCTGGTATTACCCACTTCACCGAATGGCACGATTTTGCCTGCGATGATGCGCCGCTCGCTGTCCGAGCTTTCTATTGGGCTACTGAACTGAAGTAACATCGGTGTTTCCATTTGGTGTTAGGTCTTCCATTTCCATTGCTTGATCGATTGTAATCAAGCCAAGAGATAGCATTTTTTCAATGACGTTAAGGCGTTCCATTGGGTCTACTCGCAAGAACGCGCTATCTACGTCAAACTTAACAATGTTGCCTCGCGCCGTGACATCATCCATTGACAAACGGTCTTGAATTGCGTTGATATACGGTGCGAGAGATAAAGCCAAGAATTGTTTGCGTTCATCTTGGACGTTTGAATATGTCATAGAATTGTTTTGATCTGCGCTGATGTAATAAGCCGGAACGTTCATCATGCGCGCAATCTGTGTGCAAGTGGCTTGAACCGCATCTACAAACATCATGTCTTTAGGTGAGAATGATGTTGGCTGGTAATCAAGCGTGGATGTTAAATATGCGGTCGAACGTTGTTCACGTGCAGATTTCCATGCAGCTAAGATTCCTTGCACTTCGGCAGGTGGTAAATCCGCGCCAGTATTTTTAATGACACCGGAAGGCATTGGAGTTGACGTAGCGACACGCATAGCCTTTTCTAAATCGATTGCGCTGCGTAATACACGTGCGCCACGTTGCAAAACTCCATCATCTTGTGATTGGAATGTGATTAATGATCCAAGACCTGACATTGGTGCGCGTTCGCCATCAATCATATATTCGATAATGTAATTGCTATTGGGTTGCGTTGTAAACGTTACGCGGCTTGGTGCGATCCATTCAAAACGTGCTGGACGACCATCATCAAAATAAACTTCGGTGACGCGCCAATATGCAACGCCGTAAAACAATAGTGAATCAACAGTCCACGCAATCGTAACGCTACGTGGTTGATGTGCGCTTGGTTGATCTAGCCAAATTGGTGATCCCAATTCTTCGCCAGTAGATTTCTTGTAAAGATGCAGTGGCAATCCGCCAATTGTGCAAGCAATCAAATTACGGCATCGAGCAACGGCCGGAACAGTTACAGCTTCATCGCGACCGACCGGAGTTAAAACGGTAGGCATGTAAAAACCGAATGAATCGGTCATAAGCTGCGGTGCAGCTTGCGCTTCTATTTTCGCAGGACGAAAACGATCTAAAAGACCCATCGTTTAAGGATACCACACAAATTGGACATAGCCGACATATTAGACAATGATTTGCGGTTTGCTTTGTGGTTTAAGTAGCTGGTGGACAACCATTGCCAAACTGATTGCCGCAGAAACATCACCGGCTGATTTCCTTCTCACAATACGCCAACCTGCATCGGTTTCTTTCGCCGCACAGTTATTCATGGAGTCCACCAGACTAGCCTGTCCGATGTGAACGATACGCGCGTTCACAATGGCATCATATAGGTCTGAACAGGCTTGGTAAAATACAGTTCCAGACATATCTTGGATCTTGTGGCCAGATTGACTTAGGCGTTCAGCAACGCTCATCGAGCTGTATTTATCAAAGCAAATTAGGCGTGGCTTGTATTTCATAGCCCATTCGTTGACCTCAATTGCCATTTTTAATTCATCTATGGCTACTTGGCTTTCAAATTGCGCAATAACGCCAACGGTGATTTTGCCATCGTCTTGTACTTGACCTGCCACAAGACTAGCCATTTTTTTATTCACGGATATATCCATGCCAAAGATTGTTGCTCGACCGGGTTCAATTTTTAGATCTTGAACGGTCAAATCTTCAAAGGCTCGATAAGGCCAGGGCGACTTCAATGCTGAAACCCATTGGCACAATGTTTCGGTCCGGCTGGCTTCAACGCTGGACGTTGCAATCGCTTCTTCAATCGTTGATTCATCAATCAGGTAGCCAAGTGCCGGGTTAGCCTGATACCACGCATCACGATCAGTAATTTTGGCGAAATCATCGGCTGAGTATTCCCAAAAGCCAAGTGTGGGCGGCGGATATGACAAAGCCCGGCTTCGCAAATCATTAAGTACCGTGCTGAAGGCATCACCGGCATTGGATGTCATAAAGATTTGGCTATTAGGCCGAGCGCGAACAATAGGCCGAGCAGCAGTCCATGAGTCCTCATCGATTTCGCGTAATTCATCGATATATAACAAATCAGCAGTTTTTCCACGACTGCCGTCACGCGTGGCCGCCACGATTTCATACCGCGCACCGGACAATAGCTCTACCGATTCCTGACCATTTGCCACACGGATTTGTTTAACCTGTGCCATCAAGTGCGGATTATCCTCAATCACATCGACAACTTTGCGAAACGTATCCAAAGCCATGCCACGATTAGAAGACATTGCAACTATGTTCATTTCGCCAAAAACAAACAACCCGGCAAGGATACGGATGCGCGCTAGGTGTGTTTTACCGTTCTGACGCGCTACGAGCAACAGCGATGTTTTTCTTCGCCATTTCCCGGCCTTGTCGACCTTCAACAAATCAGTCAGCACATATTCTTGCCAAGCCAGCAGCTCTAGATTGCAATCGGCCAGAAACTTATGGACTTCATCGATCCTAGACTTGCCTTTGAGTGGCGCATTTTGTAATCGTGGCTTCGTTGCGCCCTTGCGAACCTTTTTCAATTAGCCCCCGATTGGTCTGGAAGCATAAAGGGTGAGTCTGGATCAATCCGGACTGTTGTGTGTCCGTTTTGGACTATTTTGGACTGATTCGCACCTTTTGGAGAGTTTTTGAAGCGA